TTCAACAAAAATGACTGACAAAGTTCTTAATCGTAAGAAAAAATAATTATATCTTTTATAATTTATGTTAAATTAAATTATGGATGATGAATTTATTATGTGCCAAGCAGATTTCTTTATTGAAAAGGATAATGACGAAATTGGTCATTGTATATCACTAATATATTTAGACCGGCTTCCTAACTTACCTGAAAAGAAAAAATATTTATTAGAATTTGAAGAAAAGGGTTTTAATGTGGTTGATTATGAGGTTAAATTTAGGCCCATCAGAACTCCAATGGTCGACCATACGGACTATACAAAGCATTAAATTTTACCTCGTATAATCCATATAGTTAACAATAAACAAAGGATTATCATCGCAATCTCTTCGTAGCTTTGAGTTATATCAACTAGTTGAAGATAAAAACCAAAACAAATAGCAACAATAATACTGATAATAATTTCCATTTTTTTATTACAAAACCTTTTACAGCTTTTTTTATATCTTCTGGTGTCATTCCATATATAATCATTAATTACTCCTTTGCATTATAAGCTCACGTTTCAATTCACTTTGTAATAGCGATATAGCCGTTTGCTTATTATTAAAGTTATTTTTAGCTTTTATATACTCTTTATCTGCTTCGTCTAGTTTTACTCTTAGAGCAGTATATTCAGGATCAGTTTTTATTTGATATTCAATATCTTTTTGAGTTATCTTTTCACCAACAGATCTTGCTTTGTATTGGAAATAAAGATCAGCTTCTTTTCTTTTTATAGCTGTCTCCAAATCAATTTTTTCTCCGTAGCAATGACAATACTTATCTGACAATTCTCTCAAATCTTTTATCATTGTTTGAGCATCAATTTGAAGATAATCTTCTTTATGATTCATTTTATTTCCTAAAAAGGCATTTCATCATCATATTCGTTCATTTTTTGATGATCGTTTAAGTTTACAGGTTTAGAGTTTTCTGGTGCAGATGGTTGGGCCTCTGTCATTTGTTGAACAGAATATTGAGGCATTGTTTGAGATATTGGTTTTAAACCATCTTGGTTTTTAAATGGTTGGTTTTTCAAAGCACTAAAATAAAAAATTATTTTTCTTTTATTGCCATCGTCATATTGAGTTGGGTTATCTTCAAAATCTTGAGTAGCAATTTTAAGATTAGCTCCTTTTCTTATCATATCTAATATATGAGGTGACTCCAACCATTGTTGAAACTGATAAGCAGAATATTTTTTTTTAGTTGTCGAGTCGTACATTTGAACTTTAGGTTTACTTTTGTAATCCCAACCTCCCGGTTTTGCATTCTGCTCATGGTCTAATATGACTTCTAATTTATGTGTTTCAAAGTCACTGCTTCCGTATCTTTTTTTATACATTTTTTTTACTCCTTTTTGCTTTTTGTTTTTTTCGTTCTTTTTCAAGCTCATTATATTTTAACTGTGCTTTTGTTAAAAAATGACAAGCTTTAACTGCATTTAGAAATATTGATCTTTGTTTATACCAACGCATCTCAATATCTTTATTAGGTTCTTTAGGAATATTTAAGACACCTAACTTGGATATTTTTATATCTAAAGAATCTTCAATTAGTTTTT